ACCTTATAATGGGAATATCAATGGCAATATATGTTGGTGAGACATCTTTTGCAAAACTTGAGAAAGTAACTGAAAAAACAAAGGTTATGATTGAATCGTGGACCGTAAGTAATAACGATAGTGTGGGTAAAGATATTTACTTTAATCCGGTACTTCCAAATTTGAATGCATCCTCACACAGATACAACACGAATTCAGGTCCCTCAAAAGACGATTATATTAAACACGGTTGGTTATTTGGTGGTAGATAATATTTATAAAAATGGGGTTAGAACTTAGAAGAACATCCGGAAAACAAATTAATGGATCCACTTTAGTGGTTCCAGGACAACCCATTTTAGGATATAAAAAATTTGAGAATTCTTTTGGATATAAGAAAAAACCGGACATTTATGAAGGATATCCAGTAGACCAACTACAGATAACTCCAATACCAACAGGTACCCCAATACCTACCCCAACAGGTACCCCAATACCTACCCCAACAGGTACCCCAATACCTACCCCAACACCAACGCCGACAAGTACCCCAACACCAACGCCGACAAGTACTCCAACACCAACGCCGACAAGTACTCCAACACCAACACCAAGTCCAACACCAGACCAAATATTATTAAACCCAATAATCACAAATAATCAAGAATATATAAGTACAGATTCTAATTTTTACTTAATGTTTGTTGATTAATTTTAAAATGTAAAAATAGTAAATATTTATATTTAAGAATTATAAACTAAATTTTCAATATGGAACAAAACTTTAATCAACTAACAGTTTGGCAAAGGTTATCAAAGACATTCGGACCAAATTCATTATTGGGTCAAGATGTTCCGACGTACAAATTTGACAAAAAAGAATTATTAAAAACTAGAGATAGAAACGAGTTTGAAAAAGAAAAATTACAAGCTCAACAGTCATTATATATGGCCAATCAATGGACTAAAATAGAGAGTAATCTTTATACACAAGCCATTTATTATGAACCAACAAGAATCGCGGCGTTTTATGATTATGAATCTATGGAATTTACCCCAGAGATTTCTACTGCTTTAGATATATATGCAGAAGAATCAACAACACCAAATGAAGATGGTCATATTTTACAAATTTACTCAGAATCAAAAAGAATAAAAGGAATATTAGCGGATTTATTTAACAATACTTTAGATATTAACACTAACCTACAGATGTGGATTAGAAACACTTGTAAATATGGTGATAATTTTGTTTATCTTAAATTAGATTCTGAAAAAGGAATAATTGGTTGTGTTCAATTACCAAATATTGAGGTTGAAAGGCTTGAAAGAGGGATGTCACCTAGAACTCCCAATTCAGAAGTTAGACCCGACGAAAAGGGTTTAAGATTTAAGTGGAAAGAAAAACAAATGGAATTCAATACATTTGAAGTTGCCCACTTTAGATTACTTGGAGATGATAGAAAGTTACCTTACGGAACCTCAATGTTAGAAAAAGCTCGTCGTATCTGGAAACAATTGGTTTTGTCTGAAGATGCTATGTTAATTTATCGTACATCAAGGGCACCAGAAAGAAGAGTATTTAAGGTATTTGTTGGTAATATGGACGATAAAGATGTTGAACCATACGTACAACGTGTTGCAAACAAATTTAAACGTGACCAAATTGTTGACAATAAAACGGGTAACGTTGATTTACGTTTTAATCAAATGGCGGTTGACCAGGATTACTTTATTCCGGTTCGTGATGCGACTCAAACAATGCCAATTGAAACATTACCTGGAGGGACAAACTTATCTGAGATTGCCGACATTGAGTATATTCAAAAGAAACTTGTTTGTGCATTAAGAATACCAAAAGCGTATCTTGGATTTGAAGAACCAGTTGGTGATGGTAAAAATTTATCATTACTTGATATACGATTTGCTAGAACAATTAATAGAATACAAAAAAATATTTTATCTGAATTAAATAAGATTGCGATTGTCCATTTATTTTTATTAGGATTTGAGGATGAATTACAAAACTTTACATTAGGGTTAAACAATCCATCTAAACAAGCTGACCTATTAATGGTTGATGTGTGGAAAGAAAAAGTTTTACTTTATAAAGATTTGGTAAGTGAAATACCAAACTCATTGGCTCCGACCTCAGCTACTTGGGCTAAGAAACATATATTTGGATTCTCAGATGAAGATATTAAATTGGATACCCAAAGACAAAGAATGGAAAGGGCGGTTGCCGCTGAACTTGCAAATACCGCAACAATCATAACCCATACAGGAATGTTTGATACGATTGATAGATTATATAAAACAGTCACCGGAACAACCCAATCTGCTGGATCACCAGAAGGAGGAGAAGGTCCAGAAATGGGAGGACCACCATCCCCACCGGCAGGAGGACCACCGGCAGGAGGACCACCACCAGGAGGACCTGAAGGTTTACCAGAATCAAAAAACAAGTTAGAAAATTTACTATTAGAAACTGATGACGATATGTATATCACAAACTCATCGTTAGGTGATATGGAAAAAGAATTACTTAAAATATTGAAGGATTGATATATTTATAATAAAAACTAATTATGAAATTTGGAATATTAAAAACAAAAATAGAAAAGTGCCTTACCGAATCTTATGAAAACGGTACATTTAAAAAAGATGTGTTCCTTTTTAAGGAACTTGTTCTAAACAATAAAAACGTAAGCAAGCTTTATTACCTTTACGATGAATTATCAAAGAATAAAGGACTAAACGAATCTTTAGGTTCTGAATATATTAATCAAAGTACGATTATATATGAGAACATTATTAATAAAATTGATAAGTTAAATCTTAAAGAATTATCATTATGGTTAGGGCATGTAAAATCCGGTAATAACTATAACGATATTGATAATTTATTCTCCTCAAGTGTTGTAAATTTAGAGGAAAAAATTAAAAGTAAAAAAACTATATTAGAAAACTTAAAGAAACAACCAATAACCGAAGAAGAAACCCTAAAGGTCCCAATGAACAAAATGGTAAAAGTTGCTAATAAAACAGTTAATGATTATATTACAACTCTAGGGGAATCTGATAAGAAAAAATTAACATCAATTTTAAATGAAAGTAATGATAAGTTACTTATTAAGTACGATGTTTTAAAAGAAACGGTAATTGAAAAATTAGAAGATATTAAATCTGAAGAATCTAACAACGAGGTTTTAGGAAGAATAAATGAAACTATTATCAAAGTTCAAAAAGAATCCTTTGATAAGTTAAGTTATTTTAAACTATTACAGTTGAATAAGAATCTTTAATCTTTGGTTTTAATTTTTTGTACGTAAATTGCTTTTTGTAACTCTTGTCTTTTTTCAACTGACTTTTTAGTAAATTCTTTTCTATAATTTAGATTACTATTTTGTCTTGTTTTTATCACCTTACTTTTTAATTCTTTTAGGGCTTTTTCAATATCCCCTCTTTTAACTTTTACTATTAACATATTTTTGTTTTATTTTCTTGTATATTGATATATATCGTAAAAATACGTAAACTTATTGAAAATAAACGATATTGGTATGAAAAAAAAATATGAAAAAAGGAAAAACCACAAAAATAAATGGATTCAGAACATCTAAAGTACATTACGGGACCGTCGACTCAAAAGAATTTAAATCACTTTATTTAAATATCCAAACTTGGTCGGAACCAAAAATTGAATCTGAAAATTGGACCCGTGTGGTATTAAACATGAACAGGGCAATAAAACATTCGGTTTATCAAAATATAGACAAAACATTATTTGACGACAAATTTATTGTAGATATGGACTTAAGAACCAGTGGACTACAACTAAAGAAAAAATCATTTATGAATTTAGAAATAAATTTATTTTTAAACCAAGAAATAGATTTTAAATCACCAAAATTAAAAAAATCCTTAAGAAATTTAACTAAAGAAATTTATAACGATGTCCTAACCGGGAATGACTATTTCAAGTTCTTTCTTACAAAAAATGGAAATTATAAACCCGTAAAGGTAATATTAGAAAAAGTTTAATATTTATTATTAAAACTAATTATGAACGGTTATAAAATTTTAGGACCTAGAGATACGGGTAAAGGTATTCTTATTGAGTATGATGCGGGATACATTAATCCAAGAGAAGGTAGAAATTACGATTTATTAAAAGAGTCCAAAAATTTTATGGACTATTCAAAACCATTTGAATTCTATGCGGTCTTACAAAAATATGATACACCAAATAGAAATGGTAGAGTTTATCCAGAAAAAATATTAAAAAGAGAATCTGAGAATTATAAAAAAATGATTGCGAAAGGAACTTCTCTTTCTGAATTAAATCACCCAGAATCTTCTTTAATCGATTTAGATAGAGTATCACACATCATTACTGAAGTGTTTTGGGAAGGTCCTGTTTTGTTAGGTAAATTAAGATTACTTACAAGTCCTGGATTTCACGAAAGAGGAATATGCTCAACTAAGGGAGATATTGCCGCAAACTACTTACGTCAAGGTGTAACTCTAGGGATTTCCTCTCGTGGTGTTGGATCACTTAAAAAGGTTGGAGAAAGGAATGAGGTTCAAGATGATTTTGAATTAATTTGTTTTGACCTGGTATCATCACCGTCCACTCCTGGGGCTTATTTATTCTTAGATAAGAACGATAGAGGTAAGTATGATGAGAATCTTGAGGAAGAGACAAAAATGAATATAGAAAGAGCAACTGGAATGGAATCCACATCTATTGATAAAACAAAAAGTTTGATGGATAAGTTATCTTCGTTTCTTGACAAATAATATTATTACTCTTATTTTTATAAAAAAATTATAATTATGGAACAAGGAGAAAAGTATTTTGTGGCTAAAATCACATCCGATTTATTAGATAGTGAATCAGGTAAAGTGAAAAAAACAAGAGAAGAAAAATTAGTTAAAGGGTATTCACCTACAGATGTTGAATCCAAAGTTACTAAAGTTTATGAAAATTACACAATGGATTGGAGAATAACTTCAATTACGGAAAGTAAAATTGACGAAGTAATTGAATAAAAACAAATTTTATTTAAAAAATAAATGGAGATGATTAAGTTCATTTCCATTTTTTTTTGCATCTATACCAAAATAACTGAACTTTTTTATTTTATCAAGTATTTATTTGAATAAACATCACAAAATAAAAGATGATAAAAAACAATTCAGTTATTGAGGACGCACTTTTCCAAATACAAAATTTGGAGGAATCCCTTAACAAAAATGCACAAGGAATACTTTCTTCAACTATGAGGAGAGAAATTGGTTCATTAGTAAAAGAATCTCTCTTAGAACAAGATGAGGTTGAAGATGAGGACGATGTTGACGTTGATGTATCTACCATGGATGATTTGGAAGATATTGATGCTGATACTGATAATTTAGATGATGTAGATGATGAGGATGATTTTTTATTAGACGTGGATGACACGGAAGATGATATGATGGACCTACCAACTATGGATTCAGATGAGGACACAATTGATTTAACCAAAGCATCAGATGCTGAAGTTTTAAGAGTATTTAAAGCAATGGGAGATGAAGATGGTGTAATCGTAAAAAAAGAAAACAATATGTTACATTTATCAGACAACGAAAATGATACAGAATACCTAATCCAACTTGGAGAATCTGATATGCCTATGAGAGATTCTATGATGGACGATATGCCTATGAGAGGTTCTATGAGAGGTTCTAGGATGGACGATATGCCTATGAGAGGTTCTATGAGAGGTTCTAGGATGGACGATATGCCTATGAGAGGTTCTATGAAAGGTTCTATGATGGGTGATGAATTTGGTGATTACGATGATGAAGGCGATTACGATAAATTTGATGAATTTGGTGATGAAGACGATTATTCGTCAAATAAATTTTCATTTGATGAATTTGGTGAAGAAGAAGACCCTTTTAATTCTAAAAATCAATCTAAAGAAACAATCTATGAGTTAGAATTAGATGATGAAGGACTTTCAGGTGACAGACACCCAATCGAATTTATGGAAATGGATGATTATGATATGTCATATAATAAAAATAGATATGTATCCGATGAAGA